AATGACTATTGACCTTAAAAAATACGTTGACTTTGTTGATGCAACTACATCAAATCCTAGCAAACAATATAGTGATTTTCTCACACGTCTCCACAGTCTTGAAGTGGAGGGATTTCCTACCGAGCGATTGCTTACTGCTGCTGTAGGGATGTCTGCCGAAGCAGGTGAGTTTACTGAGATTGTGAAGAAAATGGTCTTTCAAGGCAAACCAGTAAATGAAGAAAATCTGTTTCACTTGAAGCGTGAACTTGGCGATATTATGTGGTATGTTTCGCAAGCGTGTATTGGACTCGATATTTCTCTTGAAGAAGTTATTCAAATGAACTTTGAGAAACTGAGTGCTCGTTATCCTGAAGGTGCTTTTACTATTGAACGTTCTGAAAATCGTAAAGAGGGAGATCTATGACTAAAGAAAAACAGGTAACAATCAAAATGGATGCTCGCGCTGCAGCAGCAGTTCGCCAAGTTCTGTTTGATTCCCAGAAAGGATATACTTATGATGAAGTAAGTATTCCTCCTCGCATTTCTGATATTCGTGGAGTTATTCAACAACTTGATGATAGTATTGGTGCTGTCCTCGGTGCTTAATTTAAACCTCCCATTTTGGGGGGGTTTTTTCATAAATATCTAAAAAACGATAATGTATTTTTCAGAGTGGAGAAAACTTCAGGAAGAAATGAATAAAAAACAATTTGAAGATGTTGTAAAAAGGTTTCTTCCATTCGCAAAAGAGTTTCTTAAACTTAAAAATCTTCCAGAGATTGAGTTTGTTGAGAAACCATCTTTTTCAAAAAATATCGCAGCATTTGGAGAAATCATTGGCGATCGTATTGTTATCAATATAAGAAATAGACATCCTATGGATATTGTGAGGACTCTTGCTCATGAGTTAGTTCATTATAAGCAACATAGTAGCGGAAGACATGGATCTGGATCAGCAGGAAGTGTAGCAGAAAATGAAGCAAATAAACTTGCAGGAACTTTAGTTAGAAAGTTTGGAGAAACTCATTCAAATTATTTTCAACTTTCTGCAGTAACTGAAGCAAAGAAAAAAAGAAAGAAAACACTAGACATTGATTTTGAGCATTATCCAATGGAGTTATCTTAAATAAATACTTTAAAAGATTAAATTCAATGAAAACTTTTTTAGAGTTTATTTCTGAAGCAGAAGTTGCCTGGAATACGGGCACTCTTAGAGGGAGTAAAAAAAGTCCTTCCGCTACTGCAAGTCAAAAAGTAACTCAACTGGGCAGGCAAATGACTAATCCCAGAACTACTCCTCAGCAAATGGCATCAATTGCTCAAAGAGTAAAGAAAATGAAATCTGCCATTGTTGGTTCTGGAGAAGTTGCAAAGGCATCTGATCCTCGTCCAGAAAACAAAGATGCGGGAAGAACTAATACTAAAGTAAGAGGATATGCATCAAAACCAAAAGATGTTGTAAGTAGAGTTGGAACTACTTCTGATGTTCAAAGAACTGATCTACCTGCAGAACCTGATGTAGTTACTCAACATAGATATGCTAAGAAAGGAACTGCTGGGGGAAGAGGAACTAATATTAGTAGAACTGGAAGAACTTATGGTACAAGAGGATAATATTATAAATATCCATAGAGTAGTATAAGTACAACAAAATGAACTCCAAAGACATTGTATCTCTTTATGAAGCATACGCTGCTGTTTATAATGAAGATTTAAGAGATGAATTAGAATTCTCTTCAATTCAAGAAGACCTTTCTTTCGTTGATGATCTAAGTGATAATGAACTTGATCAGATAATGGAAGATATTTTTGTATCTGGAGATATTGATATCAGTGAATGTTTTGATTCTTTGGATTATATTCTATCTGAGGCAAGAGTTACTTCTTCTGATGATAGACCATCTGGTTCTGCAAGAGTTACTACAAGTTCCGAAAGACCAAGCAGAGTAGCAAAAACTGCAGAAAGACAAAGACAAGTAAGAATTGGTAGAATTGCTCAGGCAGCTCAACGTACTGGCGAAAGACTAGCAGCTCCTGCACGTTCTTCTGGAACTTCCGCATCTGCTAGAGTTGGTCAAGCAAGTGCAAAAGTAAAATCCGCAGCACAAAAAGTAAAAGGATTTTTGGGTAAACTGGGTCGTGCCGCAAAAGCAGGTGCATCTGCTGCTAAAAAAGAATTAGGCGGAGAAGCAGGAAGAGAGGCACAGGCAAGAACAACTGGTCGTCAAATGAGAAGAGCAGCAAGACGCCAAGCTTCTGCTGAAAGAGGTAAAGATACTTCTGAATTTGAAAGAAAACCATCATGGAGAGCTGGTGGGCAGAATGTAAGCAGAACATTTAAACCTCAGCAAGGTCCAACACCAGCACCAAAAAGTGATGAATCAAAACCATCATGGAGAGCTGGTGGGCAGAATGTGGGCAGAACATTTAAACCTCAGCAAGGTCCAACACCAGCACCAAAAGGTCCAAGATCTCCTGCTCCTTATAGGAATGTAGGTGTTGGGAAGAAAAGTGATGCTGAATCTTCTTCATCTGGAAGAGCACTTCCTCCCGCTAGACTTGATAAAAGAGGTAGACCATTTAACAAAGGAAATTATCAGACTGCATCCTCAGCACAGAATAGAAAACTTGCCAAGAGACTTGGTGAAGATTTTGATCTTTTTGCAGAAATGATTCTTGAGGATCTAATTAACGAAGGTTATGCCGAAACTTTTGAACAGGCATTTGAAGTTCTTGAGTCATTCAGCGATTATGAAATAAGTCAAATTGTTGAGAACTATCTTGTAGAAGAAAGAGAAGATCTTTATGATGTTGTTCTTGAGCATCTTCTTGATGAAGGATTTGCTGAAACTGAAGAGGAAGCAGCAGTTATCATGGCAAATATGAGTGAAGAGTGGAGAGATGAAATTCTTGATGAAGGATTCAAGAAAATGAATCGTGCAAAAATCGAAAAGCAAGCAAGAAGACTTGGTGGTGATAGAGGAGATGTTCTCCGTGCCGTTGCCGACAAAATGGATACTGAAGTTGAGCGTAAGTATTCAACAAGACAGGCAAGATTAAATAGATCCGGAGGAGCTGGAAGTGAATATAGAAAGAACCAAGAACTTCGTGCAAGAGATGATGCAAAGGCAGATTTCAAGAAGTATGGTCTTCGCTGATTGAAAACATAAAAATTAAAGAGGGTTTAATTACCCTCTTTTTTGATACTTTGGGAAGGGGATATAGCTCAGTTGGTAGAGCGCGGTCTTTGCAAGGCTGATGTCAGGAGTTCGAGTCTCCTTATCTCCATAAATATAAGAAAACGTAAAAATAAATATAAGTATATAAAAAAATAGTATGAAACGTTTCTTCCAATTTTTATCTGAAGCAAGAGAATCGCAAGCATCATTGCAAGCGAAAAAACTTGGTCTGGTTGGTGATGGTCATGGGGGATGGTTGGATCGTAGTGGAAAACAAGTAGCAAGAACTGATAGCGGAAAGTTAAAGTTTCTTGATGGAAGGCAAGCATCTGCTCCGGAAGAAAAAGGTGCAAAACAAGCATCTGCTCCTGTACGAATGCCACAAAAACAACAGGGCGAACCAGTTCAACGCGGACTTCCATCACAAGCATCTCCAGAAGAGCAAGAACCAGAGGAAAAACCAACTCTTACTATTGTATTGGGAAGGTTTAATCCTCCTACAATTGGACATGATAAAACATTTAATATTGCTAAAAAAGTTTCTGTTGGTGGCGACTTAAAAATATATCCATCAAGAACTCAAGATCCAAAGAAAAATCCATTGAATCCTGAAGTTAAAATTCAATACATGAGAATGATGTTCCCTGATTATTCTGATAATATAATTGATGATCCTGATATGGAAAGTATTTTTGATGTATTAATTACTGCTTCTGAGGATGGGTATGGAACTGTAAATATTGTTTGTGGATCTGATCGTCATGGTGAGTTTGAAAATTTATCTCAAAGATATAATAAAGAATTGTATAATTTTGACTTGATTCGTGTCATATCTTCGGGAGTTAAGGATACTGAAGCTGAAGGGGCAATGGGAGTATCTTCTTCAAAAATGAGAAAAGCGGTAATTGATAATGATTTCTCAACTTTTAGAAGAGGAACCCCCAAAACTCTCAGTAACGCCGAAACTCAATCTCTGTTTGATCAAGTGAGACAGGGAATGAAAATTAAAAAAACAAAAACTCAAAAAGAAAATTATAACCTTTGGGAAATAGCTCCAAAACTTGATGTTCAAAATCTTCGCGAAAATTATATAACTGGAAGAATTTTTAAAGTCGGTGATATTGTTGAAAATTTAAATACTGGATTAGTTGGTAAGGTAATACGTAGGGGAACAAATTATCTAATTTGTGTCACTAAAGAAGGTTATATGTTTAAGTCTTGGATTAAAGATTTGATGGAATACACTGAAGTTAAAATGGACTCTCCAATGAGAGATAAAACTCATCCAAATACTCTTGTTGGAACTTTGGGTGCATTTAAACACTATGCAAAAATGACTCCGGGGGCAATAGGGACTAACATACAATATCTTCAAAAAGGTGGTAAAGCATATGGAGTCAATTTTATAAATAAGTATAAGGCAAAAAAAGCAAGTACTCGTTAAGATGGACTCTAATAATTTAAACGATATCTCTAAAATTTATTTGGAGAAAGTTTCTACAAAACTTGATGAAAAGAAAAAAGAAAAACCAAAACGTTGGTGGGATGATGATGGGGATAATATTGGTTATGAAGAAGGTGAAGTTTCTGGTAAGTTTAAGAAAAAGAAAATTAAAGAAGCATTAATTGGCAAACAGACTGAAATTGATGCAAATAGGAATGGAGAAATTGATGCACATGATTTTAAAATTCTACGTTCGCGCTCAACTAAAAAGAAAAAGCAAGTAAAAGAAGGTTTCTCAAATTGGAGAGAGGATCTGGTTGAAATTGCAGATAAAATTTCTCCAAAGGACACTGATCGAAAAATTGTAGAAAAGAAAGTTGATAATAAAATTAATATAAATCCAAAACTTAATCTTGGCGAAAGAGTTGATCAGCTTGGAGGAGTTCTTCTTGAAATGTCTGAAATCGAAGATTTTGAAGGAGTTTTTGATGATCTATCTGAATCTGAAATCTTTTTACTATCTGATCAGTTAATTGAAGAAGTAGTAGAAGAATTTTTCTATGAGTGTCTTGATGAAGGATATGACCTTGGAGAAGTAGAAAATACCCTTCTAGAATCATTAGAGATCTCTTCTGCACTATTAAATGAAGCAAAAGTAACATATGGGCATGACACTAAAGTAAAAAGTGATAAACTAGAAAAAGTAAAATCTGCAGTTAAATCAGTAGGAAAAGGAATTGCTCGTGGTGCAGGATACGCTGCTGGACTTGCTGTAAGAGGTGCTAAAGCAGTAGGTAGAGAATTGGGTACTGGATATAAGAGAGGTAGATATGGTTCCTCTGATTCTTCATCAAGTTCTGATTCTTCGTCAAGTTCTGATTCTTCGTCAAGTTCTGGTTCTTCAAGACCTGGACTTCTTGGAAGAATTGGATCTGCACTTAAGAGTGGACTAAAAAGAGCAATTTCAAAAGGAGCAAGAAAAGTAGCGCGAGGAGCACTTGGAGTTGCTCGTAGAATGGAAAAAGAAAAACCAAGCGCCGCACATTCAAAAGCAGGTGTAAGGTCTGCAAATCCACGTAGAGGTATTAGTGGCGGAAAGAGAGTAGAAGTTGCAGGAGAACGTAAAAAAGAACAACCAGTTCAAAAAGTTTCTGTTAGGGATGTGACTCCACCAAAAGCACCAAAAGCACCAAAAGCACCAAAAGCACCTGTAGGAACTTCTGAAAATCCAAGAGTAGGGCAACCTGTAGCAGACAAACCAAAATCGGAACCAACAGTAAAAACAAAAACAAGAACAGTATCAACTAAAGGATTTGGTAGTTTTAAACCAAAAGAGAGTGGAGAAGAGGCATATAAAAAAGAAAAAGAAACTCAAGAATCAAAAAAAAGAACAAGAGCATCTAGTAAGAAGAAATCAAAAGAACCAAATCCAAAAAAACCTGGAGCACCTTCATTAGACGATCTCTTAAAATCTGAAGAATTTGAACTTGAAGAAAAAACATTAAC